ACCGGCGCCGGTCGATGCAAGAATATTTTATCGGACGAAGGGAATTCCCGCCCTGGTTGAAGAGGTGAAGGAGTTCGAGGCGAACCTGACTATCTCCTTTCATTGCAATTCGTATTCACTGGATACGGTGAGGGGAACGGAGGTTTTGATCTGGGTACAGAATTTTTATAATCGAATGAAAGACGACCTCTCGGATCTGGCGAGGATAATGTCGGAGAGAATTTCCCTCCTCCTCGATACAAGGAACCGCAGTATTAAACCTACGAGACGAAAAGATCGAGGCGGAACGATTTTGTCTGAGGCTCCGAACTGTCTCCTGATTGAATCCTTTTTCATATCGAATCCGGATGACGTCAAATCAGGGATCGAGAACCAGGAAGCTCTCGGGGAAGCGATCGGGGCAATGCTGGTATCGTATGCGATTGCGTGGGAGACGAAATAATGAAACCCAAAACCGAATGGAAAAAGGTTCCAGACGAAATGCCGGAATCTGGAACAGATGTTTATTTATATGCACCTCGATTCAAAAAGGACTATGGGGATGGTGTACGCGTGGGATATTGGGAGAGTGAATCGGAAACATGGTATGTGAGAGATACGGACTCCAATCTTGAATTAATGGAAGTGTCCCACTGGACGGAGCAGATTAAACCAGACCCACCGGAAGCGACGCCATGAGTATTTGTTTCTGGATTTTCATCGGGTGTCTTGTTTGGCTGACTGGCTACACCCTGGCGCGATGGATGCGGAACCGGGCGAGATACAAGCGGGCGGTTCGGGATCAAGAGAGTTGGGAAATTGCAATCACAGGGCATCCGTTTATCAAGGGAAGTGTTGTCCTCTTTGGTGATCCCGGTGGTCCCGAATATGAAATAATAGAGGAATACCCGGAGCGCGGGTCTGTTAGGATTAAGAAGAAGGAGGGGTGAATGAAGAGACCGAAATTAATGAGAGATTGGAATGGATTGCGAGTAAAATCTTTGAGAAGACTCTCGAATGGATGGGCTGCGATGCCGCCCGGAACTGTTTACACGGTAACGCATAATCATGGGGGGCTTCACTTGAGATCCGACCCGTGTCCGGAATGTGGGCTTGAATTTAAGATCACTAAGGTTCCGCTGAATGATGTTGTGATCGTTGGTATTTGCAATCTAAAGGAATCATGAGAACCTGTCGAAATTGTGAATGGTCGAACTGGCCGCCGATTAAAGTTATGGGGCATGATGGTCATTGTCAACCCGTACCAGGTGAGCCGGTGATATTATTAAGTGAGGTTGATACATCCGAGGATCATAAATGTATATTCTCGAAGGACGGCAGCCTCATTGATGCGGAGTATAAAAAGGGGGAGTGATGTCAGAAATAGGAGAAATTATTCGTGAAGTGGCGAGGGAAGAAATGCCCCCAGGATTTGCCGTGATGTATCGAGGGTTCTGGATGACATTCGAGAATGGATATTCCATATCTATTCAGTTTTGTCATGGAAATTATTGCGATAACGAAAATGATGAATATTCAAGGAGGCTGATATATGTGATCGGAGTCAACCCACCATATAGCCAATGTAGAAACGCCGAGATTCTAATATCTAATAGGGACGGCGAAAATATAACTCATGAATTCGCAAAGGACGGCGATCGGATCGAACATTGTGACATCGGGGACGTGACTCCCGAGAGACTGGCGGAAATTATAGCGAGGATTAAGAGGAGGAAGAAATGATAAAAAAAGTAATTAACGTTGACCCGACGCCATTGGCGGACCAGCGGATACCATTGGCTCTCTGTGGTCTGTGCGATGAAGAGATATATCCCGATGACGAAACATGCAGGGATGAAGACGGCGCGTTCGTTCATCTCAATTGTGACATTGCAGAGTCGGGAGATTTTGAATAAAACTTGACAAATGATTTTAAAAATAATACAAGGGGGATGAATGGGAAATGAGATTCGAATCAGGTGTACGGGGAACAGGCTGGTCGATATCGGAGATCTTGTCGATTTTCAGGGAAGGCTCAAGGAACTATCGAACGAAAGCGCGGGAATGCTCCGGGCAATAATAGCCAAACATGGATTCTGTTTTCCTGTGGTGGTCTGGAAGCATCAGGGAATCAATTATTTCATTGACGGACATCAGAGGATAGCAGTCGTCCGGGAGATGATCAATCATGGATGGACGATTGGTCCTATCCCGGTTTCTGATATAGAGGCAGATAATAAAAAGGAAGCGGCCCGGCTCCTCCTCGCCGGTAATTCAAGTTTCGGAGAGATAACAGGTCAAGGGCTGTATGAGTTTTCGGAATTGCACGAAATCACTCCTCCTGAGATCGCCGACCTTTTGCAGACCCCAGAGATCGACCTCGAGGAATTTCATCTTGAATTTTTCACAGACGAGCCAGTTCCGGAACCCGGTTCTCATCATGTCGAATTCGAGGCGAAGGATAAAAAGGAAATTGTTTGTCCGAACTGCGGGACGGTGATCGAATGAAACCGACAATAATCATGGTGAAAAAAGAAAGTAATTGTCCTTTTTTTGTTCATGGAATTCAAATGAATTATTGTTGGATACTCTCGGAACCTCCGGAATTAAAGGAATGCACTTTGAGTTATTTGTCAGACAATTGTCCTCTTTTAAGTAAAAAAATTATTGTTCAATTGGACAAAAAAAAAGCTAAGTATGTGACACCTCCGAGGGAAATCAAATCTGACGAAATCCTTGACGAGATTGGGGATAGTGATGTCGAGTGATAGGGGCTTTTTGATTGATTGGCCGAAGGAATTCCACCATAGTACCCCAGAGAAATGTACTATTGAACCGATCCCAGGAAAGAAAATGAAGGTCGTTCCGCTGCCAGGAATTCCGAGGCCCCGTGTTGTTAATTTCCCAAGAAAAGTAATTGTCCATAAGATTCAAACAACCAATCTAATGTCAATAAAACAACGCAGATGGTTTGCGTGGCGTGGAGTTTTAATAACGGCTCGTAGGGATACTACAAAATTGAGAAGATTTATCAATAAAGAATTGAGAAAACAAAGGAGGTGTCAAATGTTTAGGTATAGAGAAATGTCAATATTAGGGTGGGCGGTAGCTTCGGCTCTCGGAGGAATCCAGCTCTCATTAATCGCCTTGAAGCTGGCGAAGGTTTGGGACTGGAGCATGTGGTTGATCTTGTCTCCGGTGATTATTGTTATCATCGCGGTTGTGTTTATTTATTGGAAGAATGGGGGATATAGAAACACATAGGAGGAATCATGAATAAAATTTTATGGTATTTAAAACAGTTGTTTCCGCTTCGGTATAAATCTGAGTATATGGAGAACGGCGAGAAATGTTTGTGTATTTGGCGAATGTGGTTTGGGCGGTGTTATAACATTAAAGCATGGTCTGTTCACCCGGTGACTAGAAATATTTCAGAGTTGCGTAGACGAACGGGGGTGTATCATATCGAGCGCCATAACCAGGGATAGTGAGGACGGTCCGCTCGTTATGGCTAAAGGCGATAACGAAAACACACAAAAAAACGGGGGGGTCTCCTCGAGGGTAGGCCCCCTTACCTTTTATCCAAATCCCGACTCGGCAGCAAGGGCATTGATTAATGCAGTGAAGGCTTATGGATTTAAGATCCCGAAGGAATGGAAGAATGTCAACAAATAAAACAGGAGGTAGTATGAGCAAAAATCAAAAACAAACAAAAGAAGAATTAAGAAGAGTTGAGGAAAACCAAGCGTTAAGTATTGCAAATGCAAAAAAGTATTTAAGAGAACAGATCGGATCTGACAAAAGGTTAAAGATGAGTTTGAATACTATTATTGTAGAGATCTTGGCAAGAAACTTACCAGCTAATCACGGGCTTTCCAGAAAAGATCATGATGAATTCATTCGAGACACAACGGAAGAATTGATTATTGATATTTTTAAGTAAGAAAGAATGTCAACCGGTAAGCCCAATCATCCGTTTTATAATTTCCCTCTGGAACAGAGACAGCATGTCCTCGACGCTGCACACCTGAGAACTATCAAGCGACTATTTTCTACAATAGAATTGATCAAAAACGCCCCGGTTGTACAAAAAAATACATCATTGTGGTATGGTTTATGCAGAAAGGTTATTGATTTTGTAAGAAAAATGATCAAATGTAAAGGACGTTTTACTAATGGGTCGATGCAATAAAGCAGAACGAAGGCGCCGAGTTGATCACGTTTTAAAGCTGGTTATGGAGGGATATCGAAGAGAGGATATATTCCGAATAGTTACCAGCGCAAAGACTATGCCGGATAAAATAGGCGGTCCCTGGGATGTAACGATTCATTCACTTGACAAGTACCTGGTCACGGTTCATGAACTATTAAAGGAGTTATCCAAGTATGATTCAATTGAAGCACTCGGCAGAGCCTTCGCCAGAATGGATGATCTGTATACTAAGGCGAAGACTACCAGAGACAAGTTGCTAGTAGCAAAGGAATTGCACGAACTCCAGGGCTTGAAGGAATTAAAAATCACCCTGGGCGGTCGGGCCGAAATACTAAGTCATATCACAGTCGAGATCATCAGGCCGAAGTCTGGCAACGGTGCGGGCAATGGTGGGAATGGTGAGGAAGATAAAGACAATGGAGGTGAGGGTGAGTGAAAAGAAACCAGTTTTGACAACTGATGTATGGGAGATGTTGAAGGGAAGTTTAAAGATGTCAGTTGCTTGTTTTGAGAATATGATTAATGATGAGCTGATTTCTCCTGATGCTGATTTCGTTGACGACCTGGTAAAAAGACAGGCAGCGTTTCGGGCAGTCATTGATTACATGGAGGAGCTTGAATGAGTGACGAAAGGTGTGGGACGTGTGTATATCCTGGGAATTCAGAGAGCGCCGGGGGCAATGTGTGGGTGATGCGGTGCTGTAACACGAAATCAAATAAGTTCTCCGGGGTTGTATGGCCGAAACATTCCTGTAATTTCTGGAAAAGACAGCCTGTTTTTCCAATCGGTGGGTACGCTCCGAAGCAAGGCAGAAGGAGCGCGGAGGGAGGAGAGTAGTTAAATGTCATTTAGAAAGGAAGCTGATTGGTTCGTTGTGTGTGATTCCTGTGAAAGGGAAACTTGATAAGGTAGTATGATAAGGCGAAAGTTTAAGCGGTGGGTTGGGAAGTGTTCGACTTTGGATCGAATGATTCAACATGATATGGATTTGGATGGCGGAATGCTGATCGGTGGATATAAAAAGAAAGGCGTAGCAGCAGAATGGGGCAAGCGATTATGGCCCCCGCGTCAAGTCGAAATCGAGGTCATTATCCGGGAGGTAAAATGATAATCAAAAGGCGAGGATGGATTGGAGGAGATAGGTCAATTGATTCAATTAGAAAGGAACTTGAGGTATTAAGTCAATGCGATCTAAAAATCGTAATTGATCCAAGAAAAAAAAGAGGAAAGCCAAAGGACTGGAAGGATCACCAATGGCCCCCAAGATCAATCGAGGTCACGATCGAGGTCAAGGAGGTTCCGCTGTGTGCCTTTTGCGATAAGCCACACGGAGGCGAAATGAGAATAGTCGCCAATGCCCCTGGAATGGTTCATGCTGAATGCGTGAAGCGCAGGGAGGCGGATAAAAAAAAGAGATGCGCGGAATGTGGTGGACCAGTGGAAGGCGTCATGCAGGGAGGGTATACCTGGCGAGCCAAGGATGATAGTTACGTTCATTGGGATTGTGAGAGGGCCAGAAAGGTCGAGGAATTCTATCAAGAAATGGAGAGGGTTCCGGATCTTTTGAAAAAGAAAATCGAGAAGATCGAAGAGTATAATCATGGGTTACAGGTGGGCGACTATAATCCAAGAAATCCGGGCACAATAGAATTTCACGATATGATAGGGGATATCACCAAGAAGATCAACGAGCTGATCGATCGGGTGAATGGGAAGAAAGGTCGGCCGGTGTGCCCCATTTGTAAATATCCGATCTTAGTTGATGAGGCGAATTTTTTCGGGAATGGCGAATTCTTCCACACTATATGTCGTCGGAGGAGGAAGAAATGAATAGGAAGAATTTTATCGGTGTACTGGCTGGTATCTGTGGGCTTGGTATCGCTCCCGGATCGGCCAAGAAGGAACCGGACCCAATCAAAGAAATGGAACTGTATTCAGAGGGCCAGTATATGACGACAGAAATAATGAATGAAATCCCCGATAAAATAAACCAGATAGTCGACCGACTAAACAAGGCGGGGAAATGATCGGTCTAGCCATAGTTACCATGATCGGATGTTTTGTTATTGTTATATGTGGGATGACACCTAAGAACAATATCCATATCGGCAAAAGGCCAACGACACCAAGGCCAGACCCGAAACCGTGGAGAGTCAAATGAAAATCAGATTCGGTAAATCAACCATTGATGGCGACATCGAAAGCAAATCGGGGATTGATCCCAGGTGGAGGAGGGGCGTCAAACAATGCTGTAAATGTAGACATGATATGCATGAAGGCGACGCGGTTGCGGTGAGTAAGGATGGCTACTTTATTCATTCAGGTTGTGGCCTAGACATAAAAAGAATCGGCACTGTGAAAGGAGGTAGGGTCAGGATGTTTTGAGAATACAGATACCCGAAAAGTTTGAAGCTCCCCTGTGGAATCGGTCCCGGTTCCTCATCCTGTGTGGTGGGTCTGGAGGCGGTAAGTCAGAATTCGCTGCCCGTAAAATCATATATCGTTGCCTCACCGAAGGCGATCATAAATTCGTAATTATAAGAAAATACAAGGTCACGACTATCGATAGTGTGGTTTCTGTATTTGAAGAGATCCTGCAAGAGGAAGGGATCAGATACAATTATAATAAAACCCTTCGCCGGATCACTTTCTATAATGCCAGGGGCGAAAAGAACATATTGATATTTACCGGCCTTGATGATCCAGAGAAGATGAAATCATTCAAGGGCATGACCAGTGCATGGATGGAGGAGCTTTCAGAATTTACCGAGAAGGATTTCAAAGAAGTCAATCGGCGTCTCCGGGGGAAAACGAAGCATTACAAACAGATAATCGGATCTCTTAATCCGGATGAGTCCGAGGCTAAATGGGTCAAGATTAGATTTTTTGATAATAAAGATCCAGTCGCATATACGCACCATTCAACAGTGTTCGATAACCCATTTCTCCTTGAGGAGGATCCGGAGTATGTCAGGGAATTGGAAAAGGAAAAGGATTCGACTCTTCGTAAGATTTATTTAGATGGCCTATGGGCGGAGCCAGCGGGGTTAATCTTCCCCCGGTTCCAGATCATTAAACCCGAGGACATTCCTGCGACATGGGAAACTCTATACGGCCTTGACTTTGGATTCACTGCCCCGAATGCTCTGATTGAAATTAAGGTCGGGAAGGTTGAAGAAAAGAAAGTCTTCTATTTCCGGGAACTCATTTATCAAACCAGGCAGACAGAGGGTCAACTGATTGACAACATGAACGCAGTCATCCCGGATAAATCGTGTCTGATCGTTGCAGATAATGAAGATCCATCGAGAATAGAAGCGATCAGCCTGGCCGGGTTTAATTGCGTTCCATGCTTCAAGCCAAAAAAAAGTGTGGTTGATGGTTGTAGATTCCTGAATCAGGTCTGGACTGATATATATTCGATCCCGGCGAACCAGAATTTACACAAGGAGCGATCGGGGTATAAATGGCCGGAGGACAAAGAGGGAAAGGAGACGGACGAAAAGAAACCGATTGCAGCGTTCGGAAATCATTTACTTGATGCCGGTAGATATGCAATGTTCTATCGTTTCAGAAAGGAATACATAACCGGGAAACAGGTATTTAAATCATATAAGCGCCCGAGTGCGCGTAAATCCTTTATGGAGGCTTAATAATGGAATCATCAATAAAAATTTACAATGATCAGGGGTCAAGTATACAGTTGTCACCGCCGACCCCGGTTACACCCGAGGACACCCCTCCGAAAGGACAGGTCGAGGCGGCAGCTAGGGATACGATTACCCCGTTTTTTGTGGGTGACGATGTAATAGAGAACCCGAATGAATATTTCCTCGGTCAATCTGAGGATGACGTCTCCGACATTATCGCCCAGGTTGCGAGGATGGACGAGACGGATCCATATCTCGCCGGGTTGATTCAGCTCCGAAAGCAATCCCTCCTCGCCATGCCGCGGGAGATCGTTGGCGAGGACAACGAGGTGACTGATTTCGTCCGCCAGAATTTTAAGGGTATAACGAACATGCACTCGAAACTTGACCAGATGCTCGAGGCTTTAAAAGTTGGATGCTCTATAACCGAGATGATCTGGCACCCGTACCAGAACAAATGGTGGTTATGGGATCTCATGAGCCGGAGGCAGACTCTCTTTTGTTTCAAGAAAAAAACCGGACACCAAAAGGACGGGAACTATGCCGACGAACTGAGGCTCATTGATAATACTGTCACTAGCGGAATGAAACTCCCGCCGAACAAATTTGTCGTGACGACCTTCAATCAGAAATACGAAAACAGGTGGGGTTTATCTCTCTATTCCAATCTGTATTGGTATTGGTTTATCAAGCGGAACGTTATCAATTTTTGGCAGATTTTCCTAGAAAATTTCGTAACTCCTATTGTCGTAGTGAAGGGGACTATTGCAGACCCAGAGACGAAGGCGAAAGTCGACGACTTTATAAAAAACATTCAACAGCGGACAGGCGTCCGGATCCCGGAGAGCCTCGTTCTCGAATTGATCCAGGCAAAGCAGGAAGGGGCAGAAACGTATCACGACGCAGCCAGCTATTTTGACAAAGGAATGTGCTTTCTGGTCCTGGGTCAGGTCAGCTCTCTTGATTCCGGGGGCGTAGGATCCTACGCAAGGGATAAGATCCGCGACACTGTAACTCGTCGGGACGTCCTGGGATCTGACGTCTCTATGATGGAGAGTGTCATCAATGATTGTATCATCCCCCCCCTGGTCAATTACAATTTCTCGAATGTCACCGAGTATCCGAAATATAGATTCGTTACCGGGCACCTAGAAAACATGGAGGTCATGTTGAAGGTTATGGACCTATTGGCGAAACTGAAACTCCCAGTTACCAAAAAGGTGGTATATGAAATCTTTGGATTGAAGCAGCCAGAGAAAGGGGACGACCTTCTCGTCATTCCGGAAGGATCCACCGGTGGATTACCGCAGGGTTTTTCTGCTTCGATAAATCATCAAGAGGGGATAGTTGCAAAGTATTATAGAAACCTGGACAAGAAATCCATTAGCTAATGCCAGACATAGAAAACCGAAAGATCGATCAACTCGAGGAAAGATCCTTTGACCTCGGTGTTGAGCTGTACGCCGAACAATCTGTCATCTGGACAAAAGAACTCCGGAAGCTAAAGAGTTATGACGACTATGCGAATCTATCCCCACTGATCAAACCCCTTCGCCTATTGTACGACAAAACTTTCACCCTCTCCTATCTTGAAGGGTATGATAGTATGGATCGGGATATCAAGGCGATCGAGTCTGGCAGTATAAAACTACAATCGGATTTTGAGTTTTTTGATACCCTTGACGATCAGATCGCGAACCTGAAGGCCAAAAAGATCATACCTCCCGCGATATTCAAGGCAGCGTTACCCGAGATAAAGGCGACGACATTCTCCGTCCAGAAGATAGAGCGGACCGGTGCCCTCATTGATGTAAAGAACAGCCTCCTTGACTCGATAAATTCCGGCTTAGATTTCGAAGAGTGGCGGGAGAATATCGAGGAAATATTCGAGAAGAGGGGGATTACCCCGCTCAAGCCGTACCATGTTGAGACCGTCTTCCGGACGAATGTCCATAGCATTTATAATCTATCCAGGAGACAGGCCGGAATGGGATCCCCCATTGTCGAGGGGTTTGAATATGTCATCGTGCGGGATAGCAGGACAACCGAAGAGATATGTATCCCCCTTGGTGGATTGAGGTATCCGAAGGATCATTCAATATGGTCATCTATCTGGCCTCCAAATCACTATTCGTGCCGATCAACTACTCTCCCGATAACGATCGGATACGCCAGGAGGAACGGTGTTGAATGGGACGACACCGCATCCGCCAGCGGCGCAGAGGTACAGGAGGATTTCAGCAAACCGGCGGTGAACATGAAGGCGTATTCCACGAAGATCGCAAAGAAAGAAAATAGTAACGAGAAGGAAGTCAAGCGGCTCGACTCTGAGCTGGATAAAAAAACAAAGGCTTGACAAATGAAAATTAATCATTTATAGAAGGAGTGACGAACAATGAACGAACAAAAAAAAGAAAGTGGTTTCCCAGTCTTCGACAGATCGAAGATGATCCCATTCAATGGCGTTGTTATCGCAGCATTAAGCAAAGAGACGGACCCGCCGTTTACACCGGCAAAGATGAAGCAGATTGTGGATTCTTATGACCCCAAATTCAGAGAGGCGCCGATAACAATCACACATGAAGCCGGGCGACCGAAGTCCTGGGCTTCCTTTGGATGGATCGAGAAGGTCTGGACTGATGGTAAAAAATTGTTTTCTGATTGGCTAGTACATCCCAAACTTGTTGAAGTCTTCGAGCAGGGACTTGTCAAAACATGGAGTATACACGCTCGATACGAGCCGTCATTAAAATCAATGTATTTGCAACACCTGGCGCTCCTGGGGGCAGAATTGCCAGCGATTCCAGAAATGCCAGAATTGACCTACAAGGAAGAGGAGGGAGAGGAGGAGTTTTCCTTCGTCTCTTCTGATCAGGATTGGAAACATCTTGTTACCGCTGGGGTGTTCCAGAGGGTCCGGGATTTGTTTATCGAATTGTACGGAGTCGAGGAGGCTGACCGGATTATCGGTCAATGGAATATCGATGAATTGAAAACTCCGCCTCCTCCGGATCCGGACGAGTTAGACGAAGCGGTAAATTTTAAAAAGGAGAATGAATTGGCAAATTACACACAAGAACAGGTTGACGCCCTCATAACAATCGCAGTCGGGAAAGCCGAGATTAAATTCAAGGCTGACCATGAAGCCGAGATCGTATTGGTCAGAGCGGAAGTCGACGCGGAGAAAGCGAAGGTCGTCACGTTAGAGCAAGACAAAACGAACCTCGAGAAAGCTAATCTTGAATTTTCGAAAACGGTCGTCAAGACCGCAGTCGAAAACGATATTGATAAGCTGATCGCGGAAGGGAAGATCCAGCCATCACAAAAGGACGGGGTCTCCGCTGTGTTATTGAAACTCAAGGAATCGGACGAGGCGAGTTACACCGCCCAGATCGGTATATATGACACCATGCCCGCGATGGAATTCGGCGGGTTTGACGGAGTCAATCCGGATGGTGATCAGACCAAAGTCCCAAAAAGCTGGAGTTTTGCAAACCAGAAACCGGCAGGTGACTAATGGCACTCGCAGCGAATGTTTTAAGATCACAAAAGAGAGATCAAAGCCTCTCTCTTGAAGTCAAAACGGCCGTCAATATTTTTCAAGGCGCGATGGTCTGCGTTGATGCCACTGGTTATGCCATCCCGGCGGCGGACGTAGCGGCCAATATTTTTCAGGGTATCGCCCAAGAGCAAAAGGACAACACTTCCGGAGCAAGCGGGGCGCTGAAGGTCATCGTCGAAAGACCTGACCGTTTTATTGCTACTCTTGCAAGTGCAGCCATAACCGATATCGGCCTCGACGTTTACATTTCAGACGACGACACTCTCACCAAAACAGTCGGGAATGGGGTTTATGTTGGGAAGGTTGTCCGATTTGTGGGGACAAATCTCGTTGAAGTGAAACCGATTTATTCCAAAGCCATTATCGCCGCGGCTATTGCCGATGCCGGGGCCGCTACAGCATCTGATCCTGCAGCCTGTGACGCGATGACTCAGGGTGCCTACGCTTCATCGACATCCCTTACAGATCCCCCCACCAAAGCGGAAATGGAGGCAGAACTGGCCTTAATCGATACCGCCACAGATCAAACTATCGTGGATACCGCAGCCCTCAAAGCCGCCATTGATCTCAATAATGTTGAAATTGACGCGTTGATCGTTGATCGAGCAGCCAACAAAACCACCATCGACGCCATACTGGCAGCTATGAGAGCCGCCGGTCTGTTGATCACATAAGGAGAACGACATGGCATTCATTACAGTAAATCAGAGAAAAGCATCAAATACAACCCTGTTCCATGCGATGGACATCTATTCCAAGGGGCAACCCTGGAATCTATTTTCAACCATCTTCAAGACGAAGGATCAGACCGCGTATTTTGATTGGCTTGGAGAGTTCTCCGGCGTCAAAGAGTTTATTGATACCAGAGACATTCAGGCATTGCGTCAGCACGATTTCAGCATTACGTCAAGGGTCTGGGAAAAGACAATCGGCGTAAAGAAAAGGGATTTGACCCCGAACCTCGGAATGATTAAACCGAGAATTGATCAGATGGGATTGACCCTCATGCAGCATCCGAATAAACTATTTTTCGATTTCCTTAAAGGCGGAGACGGAGAACAGGCCGGAGGCGGAGCAAAAGGAACATATCCCTGGGCGGGATGTTTTGATACACAGACATTCTTTTCAAACAGTCACCCGGTATATGATCCGGATCCCGGAGTCGGTGCCACAAACGACAATATCACCACCGGAACCGGTGTTGATACCGTCGCCCATGTGACCGCTGATTTCGAATCGGCACAACAGGGATTTTTTAATCTTCATGTAAGATCTGGGGATCCCATGTTTGACGATGGTCCCGGAGCGAAGCCCTACATTATTTGCGCGGCCGAAGATATCGCCATATTTACCGAGGCGTTTCTCCGAGAGTTCGACACCTCTAATAATCGGAACCCCTATTTCGGGCAAGTGGCCGGAGTGATTCCTAATGCAAGGTTGAACACTGATACCACTTACGATGTCAATGGACACAAGTCAACTTACACTCAGGAGTCATGGTTTCTCGTTCGCGGAGACATGCCGATTCGCCCATTGATCATGATGGAAACAGAACCCTTCACCGCCGAATGGTTTGAAGGTGACAGATTTATGTCTGATCAATACGCATACGGAGCGCGGGCTGAGTATAATCTCGGCTTTGGTTTCTGGCAAGTGATCCAGAAAATTTACAACGCGTAAACTTAAAACACAGGAGGCTTAATGTTTAAAATAAGGCTATCCCCGAATTATAAAGGGGCGAAAAAAAAGGGTATCGGTAAATTTATTGTTACCCGAGAGTGGCGCGAGTGTGACAAGTTTATTATTTCAAAGGCGATTCCTTTCGAGGGGCCTGTCTATGAAATCCAGCGCGCAGCGAGTGCCGACAGGAAAAAGGTCAAGGCGCCGACACCAATGGAACCAGTCGAGAGTCCTCCAGTCGAACAGATTGGAGAACCGATTCTCGAGCCGATGGTTGAAGTCAAGTCCGTTTCCGGAGATGACGTCAAGGATAAGGAAGCCGGGAATATCCTCACCGATCAGAATGGAACCGTCGTAAACGAGGGGGTCATGTTGCTCCCCGAGGAATCTATTATCCCGGAGGAGCTTGTCGATCCTGAAGCTGAATCGATGGAAGATCCTCCAGAAATTGAAGGCGTTGACATTGTCGTGAAAGAGGCTCCCGAATCTGATGAGCCTGAGACCAAGGCGGAACCGGAAACGGAAAAGCCGACAGTCAAAAAGGTTCCGAGGAAACGCGGGAAAGGCGGGAAGTCCGGCAAGCGTAAAAGGTAGTGATGGGATATAGCACCGAGGCAGAGGTCAGGGAATCGAAGTATGATACTTCGTTAAATAATATCGCCGGGACCGGCGAGGAAGGGACAGCCAAAATAGCAGCTGCTATCAAATACGCTGACGGTCGAATTGATTATTATTGTAATAGCAAGTATGTGGTTCCCTTTTCTCCGGTGCCTGATTACATCAATGGTGTATCTGTAATCCTGGCTAACCTATGGTTATATCGCCGATCCGATGTTGTGAACAAGGCCGTCAAGGAAGCGGCGGAAGCCGTCCTCGAGGAGCTGAAAGAAATCAGAGACGGAGACGGGACGGTCCCCGATCTGTCCTCAAGCTCTGGCGATGTTGAATTTTATTCACCGATTGAGGAATCGAAATTCGGGACGGGAGTTCTCAAGTAATGGAAATTAAGATCAAAAGGAATAAAGTCTCTCCGCTCCTAAAAAAAGCGGAGAGGCTTATCTCTTCTGAAATGATAGCCGACGCCGCTGGCGAGATTGGAATGGCCGATCAAGTCCGGACCTTTCAAACCAGTGGGGCGAACATCGGGGAAGCCTGGGACGCCCTCGCTCCGTTGACTGAGAAGTGGAGACGGAAGGGGAAGGGAAAGGGTCGAGGGAATAAACCCCTCCTCTCAACGAGCGCCATTCCGTTCGGTATGCAAAAGGTTATGATCAACGGCGGCGTTGCCCTGAGAACGAATAAGGTCGTCAAGGGTATTGACATTGCTCTCGTTCACGACGAAGGCGTTGAACCATATCCGATCACAGCAAAGCAGAAGCGTTGGTTCATGGCTCAAAAGGTATTTTTACCGGAAGGCTGGGAGCTAGAAATTCCCGCGCGCCATTTCAGCAATTTCTCGAGAGCTGCTAAAAAGGAAATGACAAACATCCCGAAGGATCTGAAAAGGAAACTGACATAATGGGCAGTCGAAAAACTTCACTTGCGTATATTCAGACCTTGATCCGGGCGCAGTATTCCGGAACCATCGGAGACCGGGCCTATATCTTAAATTCTCCGTTGGGGTTTTATACGATTCATTCGTATAAAATGCCATCGGTCGGGATTGTCTGCCTTCCTGGACTCCCAAATAAATCAAAGCCAAAGCCCCAATACTGGAAAAGGAATATTGACATCTATGTTTACCAATCAATATGGAAACCAGAGACGGCAGTCATGGGGGAGGGGAATACGAAAGGAGTCCTCCAAATGACCGACGAATTGGAACTCATATTGAACAACGCAAGCAACCCGCCTATCGGAGTTGTGAGAATTTGGGTAACTGGAGATATTGAACCGGGTCAGATTCCGAACTTTAATTCGGAAGGATTCAGCGCCTTTGCCGGGCTAAAATTATCATTAACCGAGGAGTAAAATGAAATGAAAAAAATCAAGATGATTTACAAGGGGGGCTTCCCGTTTACTGAGGTTCCCAAATATGGAAAGTTTTACAAGAAAGAAAAGGACGGGCCGACGAGTGGAATGTTCGATATTGGAATAGCCCACGCGTTGAACCGTACATCCGAATGGGTTCCAGACAATCCGGCGGATTTAAAACCTCCGGTAGTTGAAAAGAAACCAAAACAGGCGGTGACAAATGCCAAGTGAAAATGTTGCAATTGCAAAGAACACACTCGTTTTTATCAAGGAAGAAACCACACCGGGGGAACTCATTTATCCTGTGGCGACTGACGTTGTCAACTTGATCGAACAGGGATCCGTCAAACAGCCTCGGATCTATAAACCGGATCCGCAACTCAGAAACACGTTGTCGAAGTTACCTCCGGTAAAAGGGCCATATATGGTTGGCGAGTTTGCGATCGCATACTTGATCAAGCCGTCCGGATCTGGAGGAGTCGCCCCGAGGTGTGGTGTCTTGTTAAAATCCCTGATGGGAATCGAAACGATTGTCGGCGGGACATCGGTCGAGTACACGCTGGCGCCAGTCGGTACTGCGTTGGTTTCTTTTTCGATAGCTTTCCGACAGGGTCATATTGTTTTTTGGTGTGCTGGCGCATATTCAAACGTCGGAACATTTCCCGTTGAGGCTGGGGAATCAGACGCGGCTCTCGGACAGATGTCTCTGACTGGTCCATACCTGAGCATGGTTTGGGCTGGAACGACAGACGTCAATGACGTTGCCGGATACGAGGCATTGGATACAGATATCACCGTCACGAATGCGAAAGTCTTCAAGGTCGGAGCAAAGATCGAATTTCAACTCGCCGATTTATCATGGGAAGACAACGCTGGCGCCGGATATCTTATATCCGCCATTGATTATGATACCGACATTGTCACTATCGAAGCTCTCGTCGGATCGGTTCCAGATAATGCCGAAGTCCGCGGATTTTTACCGACTGCAACGGATTCCGGGACCATTGTTCATGGAGCATATGGTCAAGTCACTGAGAACATTGACGCCGATGGAGCTGCCGATTTGGATATCCTGAAAGCTGAAATCGTTGTCAATAACAATCTGACCGTGATCGGAGACGAAAAGGTCAATTCAGATTATCCGTCAAGTATTGTCAAGGCCGGAAACCGGGAGATCGCTATCACTGTCGACGAGGTTGTCAAAAAGGGATATGCTAAATATTTCTATTTCACAGACAATCAAGCGACCTATTCGATGATCATGCCCGTCGGGGATACTTCAGATTATCGATACACAATCAACGCCCCACAAGCAGAATTCATGACACCAGATATTACCGGCGATGAGGAACTTACCGGATCAAGGGTCGGAGAAGCATTCGCGACGAGTGCATATGACGACGAACTTTCAATTATGTTTGATTAAAAAAAAAACAAAGGAGGCACTATGGAGAAACAAATCAAAATTGTGATGGACGGAGGACCGGAATTCACGATCGGGGATCCAACAGAGGCGGACATTTTGGAGCTAGATGGACGGGCAAAAAATCTCTCTAAAGATTGGAGCGAGAAAAAAAAGGAAGACGGATCAAATGAGAAATTCGCCGAACTTCTCATAATGAGGTATATCCTCAAATGGGAAAAGCTCAATAATTTGGTATGGGGATCTCTGATCAAGCGCGAGCTGGCAGACGGAACTAAAATTGAAATGCTGTGGGAATTGGATAAAGACGGAAAAAAACTAAGCACCACCATGGTACCATTCAACAAAAAGAATCTGGTTTTTTTGTCAAAATACCCATCGATAAAGTTCATGAAATTCTATACTCATTGTCAAGAAGCGTTGAAAGAGATTGGATACGAAGAGCGATCCCAGGAACTTGATGACCTAAAAAACTAAAGGAGGTCGCTGCCTTTTTAAAGGACCACCGTGTTCTAAGCGCCGACCAGAAGAGAGTATACAGAAAACAGTTCGCGGAGCAGATAGCGGCCGGAACGAAAGAACCTCCCGCCGAAGCTCCGCCGATTCGCTCGAGACATCAGCTCGCATTTAAAATATGGAGACTGATATGTACGCAGATAAACAGTGCGGGATATGTAAGGATAGAGGCGTTCCTGGCGGCTTGCAAAATGCTGCGGGTTCCGGAAGTATTGCTTCTGGGGGAATACGAAAAAATCCTGGCCATCCAGGAAGGTTTCTGGGTGAAGCCGAAGAAGACCAGACCACCAAAAAGACCGACGAAAACCAAAAGGTAGATCATGGCTGAGACTCTAGAACTTGTCATACTTGTAGATACAAAAAAGGGGATAGTATCCGTCCGGAAAGCTGGCGGAGAAATTAAGCAACTCGGCAAGACTGCGGAGAAAACCGGCAAGGAAGGGAAAAAGAATTTTGGCAGTCTATGGAAATCGATGGCTGTCGGTGCCCTGGTCGCCAAAGGATTGACCGCATCCCTCCGAACATTAAAAAGGGCGGTGAGTGACGTCGTCAATGAGGCGATGGACTTCGAGGATCAGTGGGCAAACGTGACAACATTGGTCAGCGATAGCTCTATTAATATGTCGGTTTTTAGAAACGAGATTCTCGACATGGCTGGGGAACTTGGATCCGCTACCGAATTGACAAAGGGCATGTATCAGGCTCTCTCTGCCGGTGTGAAGCCGGGAGAGGCCGTCAAGTTCGTAGGCGATGCCGCCCGGTTCGCAAAGGCTGGTTTGACGGACATGGATTCGGCTGTCAAGGTGATAGCGACCGCGATGAATGTTTACGGATTCAGAGTCGATCAGGCTTCGGAGATTTCAGACATCTTTTTCGAAACGAACAAAAGAGGAATGACGACAGTCAATGAACTGGCGGGTTCTTTTGGGCGAGTCATGGGCGTAGCTAAATCTGTCGGGATCGAATTCCGGGAACTCAATGCGATTGTCGCATCCCTTACGGCGGGAGGTATAAAAACGACCGAGACCATGTCCTCGTTGAAGGCTATCGTTGCCAATATCGCCACGCCAACGGAACAGGCCAGAGTGGCAGCGAAAAGATTAAAGATTCAATTTGATATTGCAGCGGTTTCGGCAAAAGGTTTTACCGGTTTCATGAAGGATATGACAGACAAAGTCAAGGGTGATGTCCAGGCGCAGAAAGATTTATTTGGTTCCATTGAAGCATTCAACGCGATTGCCGTTTTAACCAGTAAAGAAGGAATGAAACGATATACCGAAGCGCTTGACGCTATGGGGAAAAAGACCGATAACACCAATATCGCCTTCAGGAAACAACAGTCAACCCTCCGCGCAACCGTGACCGCCATCAAGAACGAATTCCTGGCCGTCCTTACTAAAAAACTATTGCCCGGAATGAAAGCCTTGAGCAAATGGTTAAACGAGAATAAGGAAGATGTCAGCGCATTTATTAAAAGTGCAGTGGCGGGGCTGGCCGAATTCAGCAAAGGTATCATGAAATTTATTGGATGGATAGCGAAAGCGACAAATAAATTCGTTAAATTCACGAAGGACTTCGGCCAGTTTGCAAATGAATTGAGAAAGGAAAAGGCTGATCTAGCATCGTACCGGGATTCTTACAGTGATATCGTGACAGCGATCCAGCAAGTCAAGCAAGCTATGGGGAAAACAAAAGAGCTCAGAGCCTTTAATGTTGAGATGCGACGGATCACGTCATCCTCTGACGATTACGCAACTAAGAATATAAATTTATTGCAACTCCTGACCAAACATACTAAGGCGAATAACGCCTTACGAAAAGCATATAAAAAAATCAGGGATGCACAGCGGGGGGTCATTGAAGCATCAAGCGAAGAGGCAGCCAAAGTTGAGGAATTGTCCGACGCTGAAGAGGAGCGAAAGAAAATCCTTGCGGCAAATATTGAATTAGAAAAAGCTAGACTGAAAATCTGGAAGGAATGGGAACCGCAGATTCGAAAGATTGACGATTCCTTATTCAAATTGCTCGGGATTGAGAGGGAAGGTTTCGGAATTAAACACGCTATGAACGAGGCTAATAAGAAAACACTCGAGCAGTTTCCCCTCCTCGGTACTGCCTGGCTCGATAATATGAAAAAGGTCAAAGACAACTCCAAGGCTACGAAAAAGTGGGTCATAGATTGGGAAGATGCAAACGAAGTCCTCCAGTTTTCGAAGTCTGTCCTTTCCGGAATCACTGACATTCTGGGAAGCCTGGGCGTCGAGTTGAATAAAACAACTGATGATCTGATTGGGCTTGCTGAAGGTGCCGCCAGTATCGCCGTCGGGATATCTAAGAAGAACCCGGCAATGATAATCCAGGGGGTGGTCTCAGCGATAGGCAGCGCAATATCTCTCCTGTCTGGCGACGGTATCGGCCAGGCAATCACCCGCGAAAATTCCTGGATGAAAATGAACGAGGCGCTGACGGAGTCACTCAAGGAACTCGCCAAGGAAGTCGGCGACACTCACGCCGCGACCTCTCTCATGTTGTCCGATATTATGGATCAGTCAGACATTACTGTCGACAATTTTGCAGACTGGGCGAATCGGGTCAAGGAGATATTCATAGATCTCGAGAGCGGGTACATTTCCCAAAGCGAATTCTTGACAACGATGGGCGCGAGTTGGACGAAACTTGTCGGGGAAGCTCAACGGCTGGGGACCGAGGGGTCCGCCGAGATGCTCGGGATAATTCGGAAGATGAGAGATAGTGGTCAGGAGATTGCGGAGATTACGGAATACATAAACAGCACATTGAATAGCGGATTGAATGCCTTCTCCCAATATATAAAAGTCCCCGGAGACATCGCGAGAGAGATTGTTGATCTTGAAAAAAGTATATCTGATTTGAGAATTGGATCGAGTGAATACACCGAAGCACTTGAACAGCTCGACGCTCTGGATATGAAATTTTCACAGATGACAAGTCAGGAGAATTTCGACAGAGCTACTCAGTACGCAATGGCATTTTTTAACAGCCTTCAGGCTGAAGGTAACACCATGATGGAGATTATCAATATCATGGGGTCCCAGCTTGATACATTATTCGACATCGGTCAAGTTGGAGGATTTGAATCTGGGATGTTGTCCGAACTGTTTGGGCTGAGGCAATTTGTCACGGACAATCAAGACGTGATTAATTCAATCGGCGCCAGCCAGGAAATGCTGAGGGCCTTCGGTAATACTGCATTTTTGACACAAGAGATTTTCCAAGCATCCCAACAGGATGCCCTGGGTTTTTACGATCAATTACGGGCAGCCGGAGGAAGTCAGGTTGATTCATTGAGGGCTGTTGCTCCACTTCTGGCAGAGCAGTTATGGTTTTCGGAACAATACAACCTAACACTTGACGCCAGAACAAAAGAATTGATTGATAATGCAAGGGCTGAAGGAATCAGGCTTGATGCTATGCGTCCGATCGAGGAAGTCCAACGAGAGATGGGAGATAATATTCGGGAGTTGGTTGATATCTTTAAGGATTGGCTGGGAGTAACGGATGACCAAACGAAAGCATTGGGGAAAATGGGATCTATTGTGAGGTCAATTGCGGACGAGTCACGCAGGATTCAAATGCCTGGATTTTCAAAAACGGGCCCGGCGGTTGATAGGATCCCAGCATTCGCATCCGGGACAAATAGACAGTTTGTAAAAGAGGATGGTATGTTTGAATTACATGCTGGGGAAATCGCAGACGTCACGAATGATGATCGAATGCGAATCACCCCGGCGGTTGCGGCACCGCCTGGCGGAGGAGGTTCTGGAGGGGGAGGTACTTCCTTGAGCATAAGCGCCCCAATAAGTTTAGTTAATGAAAATACTTTCATCAATTCTGGGAGTAGTGAGGACCCGGACAAATTCGCGGCGGATGTAAATCAAGTAATAGAAGACAATCTCGACGATATTGAGGTCAAATTCGAGACTATGATCCGGAAAGTTGTTAGAGAGGAGGTGCCAAGTGTCCAATGAGTTTGGAGGATTTGGATTAAATGATGTTGCCCCAGATGCAATAGTGACAATGACCAATGAGGATACGGCCTTCCCCAAGGAATGGGCTGTCAATGGACTGCCGAATGAACCAGTACAAGCCAGCACGACTAACTGTAAAATTAGATTTGAATTTGCCTCAGCAAAAAATATAAAACTGGTCGCGTTGATCGGTCATAATATGCAGGATGGGGATACGATAAAATGTAATGTTTACAATGCCGCCGGGTGGGGTGCTCCTCAATTGGAGGAACCAATCAACCTTGAACCCCGATGGTACGAAAGGATTATTTTTAAGCTGGGAGAAAATGTGGTATCTCCATTCGACAGGGCGAACATTTTTTCGGTCATGGATGAGGATCAAAAATATTATGAAATCGAGTTATCTGGGGCAGTGGCACCCCTGGTCGGAGAGGTCTGTCTCTTCGAGGATTCGTTTCAGTTTAACCGAAATTATAATTGGGAATATGAGAGAATATTCGCGCCGAATACCGTTGTCGCGAGAACGAACAAGACCTTTGTTTCCAAACAGTCGACGGAGGCCGAAAATTTTCGGCTGTCATTTATGAATGTTTCGGAAGACGATCGCCCGAATCTATATGAATCATTTCGGGCAAAAGGAAGAAATAATCTATTCATTCCGGACTATGAAAAATTTGAATGTTTTTATGGAATGGTTGCCGGGAAATCTTTCCCACTCAAGAATCAATATACCGGAATGTCATTCGGTATAAATTTTGAGGAGTCGTCAGCTTGACATATTGGAGGATTGGTATCGGGTTTTCTACCGGCGAGGAAAAGATAGACATGGTGGGGACCGTCCTCGATACCGAAATGGTCCGTCCTCGGCTGGCTTCAATCAGTGGATTCGCGATACGAATGGGAGAGGACTTATTGAGAAAGGGGATCCCAAACTCTTCGGTCAGTTTTGAGATCTTGAATTTTGACGGACATTATGACAATAAGTTTTTTGGTGACGAGACCATATGGGTTGAGGCAGATGGGCGGAGAATATATACAGGAAATGTTTCAGACACACCGACTGTCCATCCGAATTTTTTAAAAGTCACGGCCGACACTCAACTCCTCGGGCTGGACGAACAAATAAACAGGAAAATATCAGCCGATGACTACCCGAACGTCCCATTAGTAAATGAGGGAAACTGGGGCAACATAATCGGCGGTACCGTTTCAGATGAGGACGCAGTTCCACCCAGGGGGAAGGTCCCATGTTATAAATTGCAGAGTGGCGGGTATCATTTAGCCTGGCACTCCTGCTATCAATTATTGGGAGTATATTTAGAAGACGGAACAGATATACTTGGTGATTGCACCTTAGTTAACGCCGAGGACGACCGGGCTTACGTCCTTTATTCTAATACAGACCCGGATGTCATTTGGGCAAATGCGGACGGAATGATCAGTCCTAAAATCACCTTCACCAAGGACGCCGACGCCGATGTTGATATTACGATCACCCTTTCACTTCATGCCGATAGAGAATGTACTATTTTCTGGGGGGATGATACCGAAACCACTGTCACCGGCCCGGTAACCGAACAGGATTACGATCATACCTATCCAGACGCCAACGAATAC